TTTGACAAGGATAAGCCACTACCAGCTATTGTATTCTTAAATTCTTGATTGTAGTAAAAAGCCATAAAATCACCTATACCTATGCCACTAATTTTATTTATTCACACCTCTCCCATTAATATATAATTAATTCACATATCTAAATTAACACAAAAATAGCGTACCCACTTTACATGAGTACGCTATTTTTGAACTGTGTTCATATTTGAAAGGAGCGAAGTTTATGTACAAAATAAACTCCTGTAATTAAGAAAATGAAAAGAAACTTAATTACATATAGAGTATACCATATTAAATCTTATGTGTAAAGAATTAACTTTCTATAATCCTAACATTATCTGCTTGCATGCGTATACTATTAGAATTTACCTTAAATGAATTAGATTTTACACTTACACTATCAGCTGACATAGTAATAGAATCAGATATTGTAATAGTAGCACCACTTGCTTTTAATGTAATATTACCACTACTAGGAATAACTTCTATCCCTCTCCCACCTTCATACCCTATGTCAATCTTACCATTATGTATCTTAACTAAGACATTATTCTCACCTTCCATGAGAATAAACTCTTTACCCTCAGCTGATGAAATCTTAAACTTCTGACTATTAGCATCTTCTATACCAACCGAATTTTTCTCATCATCTGTATCGAAGTACAACATAGAACCATGGCGAGATTTATAAATCATCTTATGTGTAGGAGATTCACGCTGTGATTCTATTGGTACTTCATTAGCACCTACAACACCATTCCATACACCAGTAGTCTCCTCACTACCATATCTCTTTTCTAAAGTAGAATCGGTACCAAATACAGAACCTAAATATACAGGTTTATTTGAGTCCATATCCTCGAACATGACCCATACATACTCACCAATCTCAGGTACAATAAACGAGCCATAGTTATACCCACCACCAATAGAAGAGCAATAACTCGCCCAAGGTAATGATTCAGTAGAAGTACCTCCACTTGAAATAGTACGGTGTATCATAGGTACACGTATTTGAACCCTACCTATACCTAAAGGGTCTACATTATTCTCAACCCTAGCACGAAATATACCACCTAACTCAGTAGGTGCTTGCAAGCTACCATAGAAGTCATTACTATTTACTGACATAATAATTAACCCCTATAACCACCATTATCTTGTTTACCACCAGGGTTATTATCGTTCCATTCAGTGCCATCCATTTGAACATCAATATGGTCTCCTTCAAAGTTCATACCTAAACCAATAGACCTACCATATTCAATGAACTCATAACACAAACTACCAGGAGTATCATCACCATTGATAATCCAACCACCAGATAAACCTTCAGGACCGAACCAATCATTAACATCCATTTTCCAACCATTAGCATGACTATGCGGACCACTTGCATGCTCACCATTTGTTCCAGCAGTACATACTAATTTATGACCTGTTCTATCAAAGAACCACTTGCCTAAATCTTCGAGTGCATTAGGTACATCTTTAATGCAACCCTCAACAGAAACACTTGTATTTTGTTTTACCCAATATTTACCATCTGTATCACTAATTTTATTTGTATCCAATTTCTTTGCACTTTCTCCCTTCAATTTCTGTCTAGCTTTATCACTATTCTTTTGTAAGTCTAAAGAAGTAGTAAACATGCCATCCGAAATAGTATCCGTAATTCCTTGAATATGATATACACCACTTGTATGATGTAAAAACCCATATTTTGTATAGACTGCAATCTTGATATGACCATCAAACTTAACTTTAGTATTACCCATTATCTCAAGACTAGCGCCATATACTGAACTAAAGTATCTAGACCACATACTAGCGGCTGATGATTCTAAGTTTTTAAAAGAAGAACCACTCATACCCAGTACTACACCAACACCAGTAGTTGACTCTGCTCTATCTTTATAAGCATCACTTGCTAGACTACCACCAACACCCTCAATAGTACACTCTAGCATCTCATTCCGAACAGAATCGATACTTAAAGCATTTGTAGGTACTTTATCTGTAGCAATCTTATCAGACTCAAACTCAGGCGAGAAACTAATTACTTGACTATCTCTACGACCTGTATAAATCTCAAATTCACCACAAATCTCCATCTTTTGCTTTTTACCACCAAAAGTAATAGAGCGTACCCCTTTTTTCATCTCTTCATCTGTGATACCATCATTCCCTAAATTGATATTAGCACCTTTTGTAGCATTGTTTAAAGCACCATTAAGACCTATAACACCACTATTAACACTATTAGGTATATTCGCTTTTAAAACTTCATCCCTAGACACATTCGCAATGCCAGTTGTAGACGCTACAATACCACCTAAAGAGCCAGGCTTAGTTAATTGAGGTAAACGACCTTTAATGATATTACCAATACCATTATTTGTATCAAAAATAGTAGTTCCTACTTGTCCTTTATTGACAATATCTAATATAGAATTAGCAGTATCTATATACTTAGAAATCTTAGACTTCTTCCCTAATACATCTGACAATCCTTGAATTGCACCTTGAACACTAGTCACATCTTTAGCACCATTCAATGCCTTGTAGATATTTTGAGCAGTATCTACATATTTTTGTACCTTCTCTACTTTTTCTTTACCAACAACACTTGTCAATAAATCTTTAGCCATGAAACGAGTATCTTTTATATCAAAATACTCTCGATTCTTATATAATTCAACTAATGTCTTAGCAGTCTTTACATATGTATCAATAGCAGTATTATTAACCCCTAATTCTTTTGAAATAAGAGATTCTATCTCGCTATAATCACCACTTTCAATCTTATCTTTATCTAAAGACATCACAGATGTAATCTTATCACGAATCTTTTTAATGTTAGGTGATTGATTTGATAATAGGGTATTTAAAATACTATCTGCTATTCCACCATATAATGCTGTCTTATTGTTTTCTTGATTATTAAGTATTTTATCCCTATTCTCAGAAATAAGTTTAACAGCATCTGATACAATTTTAGAAACACTATTAGAACCTATAAGACCTTTAAATGCATTAGCATAATCATCTATAGTCTTTGAGTCTTTTTCATGAATAGAACCACTAAATTTATTAACTAAATCAATATACTTAGTAATATCCCCATCTATTTTATCTTTACCAAAAATCCTCATGAAAGATTGAGTTATCTTATTCATATCAGGTTTAGAAACCTTTTCAGATGAACTCAAAGGACTTACATTACCTATTGTAGCAGTTGAACCTAGAGGTGACTTTAAAGAACCTTCTTGAATACTTAGTAAATACTTACGTAAATCATCTAAATCAGACAACAATGTAGCAATATCTTCTGAATCTGATTCAGCCAAAGCCACAGCTACATATTTTGTAATCAATTCTTCAATGAAAGCATCATCACCATAAGTCTCTACCTCAGATACATTGCCTTGATAAGAAGAACGACTAAGCATATCAGGAACACTATGAGTAGTAAATTCTACACCATTGATTATCCTACCCTTATTAGCTACATCATAATGTCTATCACTATTAATTGTCTCTTTATAATAGATGATACGATTATAGACATCTTGCATTAACCTTTTATTATATGATATACCATCTTCCTTAGTATTATTACTCTTTAGTGACAATAGAATAGAATTAAATATATCAACATAATGAAGTTCCCTACAATGATTATCTGATATAGCACGATTGAAATCCTGTATCTTACTATTTTTGATTATTGATTTAGCCATGAATACAGGTAGAACAGAAACAACAAAGAACTGAACACCCATAGACTCAAATTTACGTGCTAATAAGTTATAATAATCTACATAATTAATGATATTATCTAAGTCATTTAACCCAAGCATCATATAAATACGACTACCTAAAGATGCCTGACTTTTTATTGTATCTATATTATCTTTTAACCACCTATAATTAGCCTTTTCATCATAGATATATGCTATGTCCTTATTTATAGGTATTGACACACTTAAATCTTTAACCCTAGAATCACCTACAAAAATGACCTTACCACTACCAACTACACTAACATCTGAAGAACGATTATTCCCTAATACATGAGAAGAAACACCCATAACTTTTAGATATGCTTCATTACCTACAGCATTACCACCATTATTAGCAGTTGTTGCACTCGTAGAAGAAGTATTATCTTCCATCTTTTTATAGGTAACAACAGTCATATCACCATACATTTCATTAGGTACAAAATAAGCCTTCTCTACACCATCTACAACTTGTGTGAAATAACGATAACCAGGCTTATCAGAATCTAAAGGCTCAGACTTTTCTAATAATTCATCGGAAATAAATTCCCTCATGTTCTTAGTCTCAGTTTTAAATTCTTTAGGTTTACCATCCTCACCTAGAATAGGTTTAGTCTCTACAATTCTACCAATAGCAATACCAGCTTTTTGACACATAGCACGTACAATTTCAGACGGCTTTCCACCATAAGTAGCTACATCAAAAGTCATGTTTAACTTCTTAGTAGAATTAACATCTGACTCAGCTACACAATTTAAGGTTAAAGTTAATGCAGGCCCCTCAAAATTAAGTGTATATTTTAAAGCCTTCCCTATTAAAGATATATCTTCAATAACCTGACCTTTCCTATTGCACCAACCATATCGACACCTAACATTTCCCTCTTGTTTAGCACTTACATTCTTTTTAGTACCTTCTTTATGTGTAGGGTCTTTCTTTTCATCTTCTTTTGTATATGTATTAGCCTTTTCAGCTTCTTCATCTTTCTTTTTATTTTCAGAATTTTGCCAATCTACATTACCCTGTGTAACAGCATTACCTGTATCTTTCAACTGTTTAGCAGTTTTCCAATTCTTACCAGCTGGAATAGCATTAGCTAATAATTCTTCTATACGTAAAGCAGTATCATCATATAACTCAATGTCAAAAGTCGAACCAGCTAAATCTTGATTCGACTTTCCTTTACGTTCCACATTAAGACTAATAACTGATTCATTGTAATCTTTATTGCCAAAATAAGAAATATTATGACCATCAATCACCAAATCAATAAAAGCATATAAAGGCTGATGACCACTTAAATCTCTTGTTATTTGACTCTCTTTGAAATTACTCATATCTGAATAACTCCTGCGTCATAAATAGATTCTATAGCTGGTATTCTAAGAACTACACCAGATGATACATCTAAAGGGTTATCTATATGATTCATAACAGCTATTGCCCAGTACATCAAAGGAGTACCATAAAATTTGTTAGAAATTAAATCTAACCTATTTTCATACCCCTTCTCAACAGCATAGTATATATCACGATTACTTTCTTTTATCTCAAACTTATTAGGTGATTCTATATATGTATCGCCATTTAGATTAACTAATCTCTTTAAGTTTGAGTACCTAGATATTTTATCTTGTCTACTTTTAAAAGACTGTGTAATCTCTGTCTTTATTAATGACGGTTTATTCACTAAAACACCTACCTCACAGGACCTTCATCGAACACATTATCTGCTTGCATTAAAGACCTTGCCCTTATCTCAGTAAAACTAAAACTTATCTGAACGTCAGAATAAGTAGGAGAACTATTCCCACCTAAAGACTCACTATCTAATGTATCACCTAGAATAGTGCCAGCCGCCCCACCCCACTCAATGCTAACAGAGTTAACTATTGCTGTAATATTTATCATAGCACCAAATCTTACATAACAATAAGGTGGAGTCACTAAACTGCCTGTATATTTAGGATATACTAACTTCTTACACTCTAATACAACATTCTCCATATCAGGAACTATATCTTTATGTAGAGTTACACTATACGAAACAGTTCTCGCCTCACTCCCTTCATAGTTGAAATAAGGCGAAGAACGTCCCATAGGCTGTTGTTGACCAAAACTAGCACCATAATCCTCAGAAACGTCTGTAGGTAATGTAGCAAAATTAATCTTAGTACCATTAACTAGATTAACAATATAGCAAGGAATTATATTAGTAGGATTCCATTGCATCGTTGTTACACCACTTTTACCTACTGACATTGAATAATTGTCAGAACTAAAGTCATTAGCCATCTATTTACCTCAAACCTTCAATAAATTATTCACTGATGCATCTGAACTAACACCACTACCACGATAATTAGAACCACTCGCTATCACATTAATTAATGTATCTAACTTGCTCTCTAACCTCATAACTTGCCATTTAATAGCATCGACTACATCATCTGAACCACTATTAGAATCAGATACAACTGTACTTGTAGTATTAGTATTTAAAGGATTCTTATCAGCAGGCACAACCATCTCACCCTCATGAATAAGAGCAACTTGTGTATCAGGTACAAAAGGAGTCCCTTGAGCATATTGAGGAGTACCTTTTGTATTTTCTTCATAGAACTTCTTAGACTTTTCTAACCTACTAGCGGCTGAATCTGCACCAAAACCTTCATACTCTCTACCGAAAATATCAGATGCACTATCCACAGAGATTTGACCTTTTAATGCGTCTGAAGTACTAGAATAATTGCTTTGTAATTCTTTTAATAAGAACTCAAGTTGTGTTTGGAAATCAGCAACACTAGTGCCTTTAGATTGAGCATAATCCCATAAAGCACTCTTACGACCTTTATCAGTCCACTGTGCTAAACCGAATCCACCTTCATGAGCCAAGAAAGCATCTTTACTAGCAGTAATTTGTTGCAATAAAGATTCATTAGTGGTACCACCATCATCCTGTATAGCACCACTCCTAAAGCCACTCTCTTCATGTAAATTACCTAGTATACCAGCTATACCTTCTGCAGAATAACCAGCCTTAGCTAAGAAGTCCCAAATCCTCTTACCATCACCATTACCAGTAGACATACCAGCTGGCTTACCACCACCAGCACTACCACTACTAGAAGAAGAACCACCTTTCAAGAATTCTTTCAACTTATCAAAGATAGAACCACTATCACCAAGTAGATTACCTAAAATACCACCAGTACCCATATTTAATAAGTGTTTAAAGATATTACCAAATAAACCACCCTCACCATATGTGTCTTGACCAGTGATACCAAATACACCTCTAAATACTTTCTCTAATACTGAACGACCTTGACCAACTTCGCCATTTAAACCTAAAGCGTCAATGAAACTACCTCCCATAGGTATTCCACCATCTGACCTAACAGCACCAGCTTGTTGTGAGGTTAAGACTGCTTCACCCTTATGTAGGAAAGCAGGGTAATTATCATAAGGAACATTCGACAAACCATCTGCATGAGAACCAAAAGAACTTAATACACTACTCATTAAACCAAAAGGATTTAAGTATGACAATGTACTAGCTATTGCAGTGACGTTATCAGTAGTAGACTTATTAGGATTATTTTTCTCCATACCTAATAAACTACCAACCCAAGAATCAGCAATTAAATCATGTACAGCATCAAATGCTGTAGTAAATGCACCTATAATCTTATCAGGAATAGATGTGAAGTAATCAGTTAATGATTTGAAAGCCTCAGCAACTCTATCACCACCTATAGCACTTGCTATAGCACCTATAATAGCACCAGCTAAAGCACCCATCGGCCCACCAACAGCGAAACCAGCGACACCACCTTTTATTGCACCACCTAAAACCTCAAAAAGATTTTCCATAAAGGTCTTTTCACCTTTAATACCACTACCAGTACCAAATATAGAACCTATTAAACCACTCAAAATAGTCTGTAATAAATTATGGTCTTTACCGAACCAATCATCTGCTTTATTTAAACCACCAAAGAAATCTAAAATAACATCAAAGAAACCACCTATAATAGGTATTGCTTTTCCTAAGAATTTGAATACTCCACCACCAAAAATCTTACTGGCAAGCTTCCCTATGCCAGTACCACCTATCTTAGTGAATATATCACCAAAGAATTTTGAGAATACAGGAGCCATCTTAGAACCTATTTTAGAAAATACTTTTATCATCTTATCAGGAGCATTAGCATAAAATACTTTCCCTATCCAAGAGAATACAGACTTAAACTTCTTAATTATAAGAGCAATAAAAGAACCATTCCCAGTAAATACGTATTTTAAACATCGTGCTATACCATCACTTAAAGCACCCTTAGAACTAAATAATGCTTTTAAGCCACCACCTTTAAGGAAACTGCCGAATCCTTTCATTGGAGATGCTATAGTTTTAAGTAATGATTTAACATCACCCCACTGATTAGCTACTGTATATGCAATAATAGCGTAGTTAGCCATATTAGCGGCTTTAACATCTAACTCACCAAAGAAGTCAGAAACCATTCTGACAGGGAAAGAATCAGATAACCAATTACCCAATTTTTCTATCGGACCACTTGCGTACCCAGCCATACTTTCAGAGTTAGACTTAGTTAGATTTGTGTTCTTATTAATATTATCAGAAACTTTCTTTAAATCATCTGATAAATTATCAGCATTAGCGAACATCTGAGCAACAGCATCTGAACTAAACCCTACTGACTCTCTTAATTGATTCAAAGCGAATGGGTCATCTTTATTAGCAACAAAGACATCTTGCATCGACTTCATAACTTCATCTGCATGACCACTATCAATAGCACCTCTGAAATCTTCTGCACTCATACCAGTCCTAGACATGAAATTAACAAAATCATCATCTTTTAGCAACTCAGGAACTGACATCTTAGACCATTCAATAATCTTTCCACCAGCTTCTTCAACACCTTTATTATATTGTTGCTGTTGAATACTTTCCATTATTGCTAATGATTTAGTCATACCCTTAAACTTAACAGAATCTTTTTTAGATAACCCATATAAATCTTCAATATGTTCATTCATAGAAGATAACATAGCATTACTATCTACTGTCAAGTCTTTATCTGCACCTAACCCAGTAGCGATATTAGACATCTCACGTAGCACATCACCCTTACCACCACTATTGATATCCATTTTAATGATACTCGATAAATCACTAATATTAGCATCAATAGCAGTATGTAAACTAGCTACTTCTTTTATATAAGGGTCTAACTGTTTAGCAGTTTTCATGCCCATCTCATCCATGACACCATTAACAAGTTCTGATGCCTCGTTCCTACCCATAGCATAAGATGAATCTACTACACCACCTATCATTCGTTGATAATCACTCTTAGAAATATTGCCATTTAATTTAGCACTTCTTTCACGAAAATTATCAATGAATGAGTCAGTAATATCTGTTAAGCTACTCTTAACACTATCTGCCATATCTGTCAATTCTAAAGCAACAGCGGCGTCCCTAACACCCTTAGAGAACCTTTTAATCCTATCAGTAAATGAATTGGTCATACCAATCATTTCTTCATCAAACTCATCGGATATTTCACCAAAACGCTTAGACACAGTATCCTTCATAGTCTGTAGACTTTCATCTGCTACTTGAATCATGCCTTTATAATACTTACGATTTGAATTATCCATATATTTTGCATATAAGGTAAATTCACGTTTCATATCAGCTAAACTATCTTCTAATATAGCTTGCTGATTGTCCATGCTATCCCTAAGCATTCCTTGAGCTGATTTGTTAGTAGTATTATAAAAAGACTCTAACATTGTCATTTGAGAGTCTAGCATCCTAGCAAAACGCTTCTCACGTAATGCTATCTTCTTCTCAGCTTTCTTCGCTTCTCTTGCTTCTATCTGTTGTATACGTTTATTTAGTTGTTTCTTATCTTGTAAATCAGCCATATATACAACCTTTAATAACTATAAAAAAGAAATGAGGTTATCATCTCCTCCTCCCTCTAGTAGACCTTTTCTCTTTAGCGGATTTGATAGCCTCATCTTGTGCTTTCTTCTCTTCTTTTTTCTGGTCGACCAAAATTTGATACATCGTCCGTCTCTCTAGTGAACTCATATTTTCAACAGATTCATAGGATATTTTCCCAAAGTATGCTAATTGAAACTCTTCTTTCATTAAAGAACGAAACGCAGTAAAACGTATATCTCTAGCCTTATTATTATATTCGTCTGAATTGAACTCACTTAATTGTGGGACGAAAGAATTCACTTGTAATAGGCATAGCGAAATCATAAATTTCACCACAAGAAGTACATTCATGGTCAACAATAGTATCTACACCTACAATAATACTATTAATCACTGTCTGCATTTTAGCACTATCCATAGACACCATGTTTTCTACATAACTACGAGCATCTACAAAGTCTACAGCCTTACCATTAATAGCAGTAATGTATTTTGCCATCCTACAGATATACACAACTTCTTTGTAATTTTGATTAAACTGTTTAGCGAACCTACGTGCATATTTTTCAACAAACTCTGTATCGGAATTACGTAATAAACGTAATGACAAAGTATCACCACTTACAGGTAACTCAACATTAATAGGTTCAGTGAAGTTATCATCTAAGTACATAATATCAAAATCTGATAAACTAATTTCATGCTCATCTGTATTACCACAATGAGGACATGTAGAACGTACTTTATACTTATCCCCAAATGTTACCATACGTAATTGAAGAATTAAGAACATTTCATCTGCACTAATTAGACGATTAATATCAATATTCTCAGGGGAAACAATACAGTTCCTTAAAATTTTCTTGAATACATCTGCACCTTGACTTGCATACATAATCTTTTCATCACGTGTTGTCATACCACGTAATGTAATATTAGCAGGGATGCCATCTTCTTTATAAAGAATACCCTTAGACGGTAATAGCACAGTAGACTCGTAATCTACTTTTGTTTTCTTAGAACCAGCTTCTTTACTTTCCCTCTCTAAGTCTTTAGCAATCAAATCTTCTTTTTTTGTATCTTCCATATTTACCTCTTCTTCAGTATTATTACTTACTTCTTTAATATCTTTATCTACAACTGTATACGTAACCTCAGATGCACCAACACCAAATACATCTGCACCTAAATCAAATCTATTCTGCTACTCAAATTATAAACTTATGCCTATAACGAGATTTGTAAAACTTCACAGTTTTTACTTACTGATTCATCGTATATGCTTTCATAATTTAACACAAAATTAAATATACTACTCACAAGTTCTTCTATACTCCACAGTCGTAAATTCCCAAATAAGCCTTCGGTACATACCTATACAATCATGTTTAATGTACAACTGTATAAGTTCTAGCATCTCTTAAATTAAGACTTGCATTTATATCCCTATCTTCAGCATAACCACACTCAGAACACCTATAAGTCCTATCCGATAATTTTAAGTCTTTCTTAATGTGTCCGCAATTATGACATGTCTTTGAACTAGGATAAAATCTATCTACAACTCTTAATTCAATATTATTTTCTTTGCATTTACTAATTAACTTACTTCTAAATTCAAAGAACTTTTGTTGTGCTACAGCTTTAGAAAGATGCTTGTTTTTCATCATACCAGATACATTCAAATCTTCAATAACAATAAAAGCAGGCTTGGTTTTCACTATACTATGTATTGTTTTGTTAAGATAATCAGTTCTGATATTTGACAATCTTTGATAAAGCTTCTGTACCTTCAACTTTTGTTTTACAAAATTCTTTTGAGTAGATTCCCCTCTCTTCATTACAACGATTTTACGAGATAACTTTTTCTGTTCTCGCTTTAAACTCTTTTCTACTTTTCTAACATTATATGTTTTGTTTATATTTTGATAAATAAAACCATTTGAACATATAGCTAGATTCTTTAACCCTAAATCTATACCAATACCAAAATCTCCACTAATTTCAGTATCTTGTTTTTGTATATCAACCAAAACAGATATATAATATCTACCAGCTTTATGTGAAATAGTCCCACTTCTAACTATAAAACCATCTTTAGATGTTGGAATGTATCCTTTTTCTTTTAAGCGAACCCAACCTAAAGTCGGAACTTTAATTCTATGACGTTCGCTTAAACAACTTGCCTTGCCATCTTTAACAAAATACATTTTAACGTCAGATTTATTTTTCTTCTTAAATCTAGGAAATCCACACTTATGCTTGAAAAACCTATTAAAAGCAATATATGCATTTTCCATAGACTTTATAACAGATTTAGTAGAAACCTCTTTAATCCACATCTTATCAGGATTATTAGGGAGATACTCATTATTAAGCCATACACTGAAATGCCCCCAAGACATGAACTTTTTGCCATTTTCATACAATTCTTTGTTATGAGCAATGTAGAAATTATAAATAAACCTACATGTCCCTATTGTTTTATTAATCTTTTTAATCTGTTCTTCTGTAGGACTAATTTCAGTCTTGAAACTCTTTAGCAATATTATTATCCCCTTTGTATAGTTTTATAGAAATATTAAGTACACTAGAAAAATTGCACCTCTATAAATATGTTAATCTATATGTATAGTTTTGTCGATAATTTTATCTTCCACTTCTAAACCTCTTTTGTATTATACATATACACTATCAAAAAGTATTGAAACTATCTAAAAGTATATATAGTGTAACCATATTCGACAATTAACAATAAAAATAGAGATAGTATCACTACTATCTCTACTATACTAAATATAACTATTAATCTATTTTAAGAAATCATTCTTTGATAATCGCTTGCGATAAATATCCTCTATATTCTTAATAGCCATATCAGATACATGATTATGAAAGTCAACATGTTTTCTGCAGAATTGCTCATAATACGTTATGTCAGTCATGATATGGTCAAAACTTTCTTTTGATTTAGCTACGTTGTGTAACAAATCATCATTAAATTCTAACACCCTTGACCTAGCATTAATTGCCCTAGTCTCAGAAATTTCATATGATAAACGACTTAAATCCTTACTATTTGACTCCCCAAACTTTTCGAGTTTTTCAACCCTATCAATTACTTCCTTATTTAATTCCCTTCCAATAATAGATAATATAACTGAAAGAGGATTAAACTCAATAGGAGATATTTGTATGATAGTCAGCAAAAGTAATGTTGCCAATGAAACATCACCTATACTTATGTTCATACCCAAAACAGATAACATCTCAATTAAATTCATAGAACACCACCTCTACTATACCAATATGATTACCTGTAACTAGCTTTAGTATCCCTATCATAAAGTACTGTGCAATCTACACATAACCATCTAATGTATTCCGTAGAATATGATGTAAAATGTATCTACTCAACTCTCATCCCTATTATGTATATAAGATGAAATTTACCTATAATTCACAAATCAAAAATTAGACTCCAATTTTTGTATATATAAAATAGTAAACTACAAAACACCACAATCTATAATCAATAAAGTTAAACAAAGATTAAAAACATAAAAAGAGTGTTACATCAATAAGAGCCGAAGTAATTGATGTAACACTCTGACAGGAGAGCAGTGTGAACTAACACACTAAATCATGTAAAACTATATTCCAATAAGAAAAATAATAAGTATTCTGTAGTACAATGCGAAAGGAAAACTTAAAAACAATGTACTACAAAGCAAGACGGAGACAGATACTCAGACTTAACGCACTAAAAACATCTCAGCATCCATATATAGGTAGGTAAACCACTCCTACCTACTGTCTAAAATATACCACAAATATCTCAATCTGTAAACCCCAAAAGCTTCCCCTCAATCATATATAAAAATAGAGCGATATTTTATAAAATGTCGCTCTATTAAAAACCCATGTCTGAGTCATCATCTAACACAATTAGTATACTATAGATACTTATCTAAGTCAATACCTTGTATAACATAAAAATAGGACATAACAAAGTTATGTCCTATCATCTATACCTATAGACTAATCAGTACCGTAAATATGCGTATTTTGTCCATCACGTACAAGATAAGCAGTATCTACAGACAAGTTCATGCTGATTTGTTTTTTATCACCACTAGAATAATCTAATTCACCTAAATCTAGACTAGTCGGCCAACAACCATCACATTGCCATTTCCTCAATACTTCTCCATTCGGACCGTATTGAACAATCATGCATGTACGTTTATAGTTATTCGCCCAACCAACTTTACCAGTTTTAGGATTATAAACCTTCATCCTCCATTGCCATAGAATATTCTCTACGTCAGGTTCGATAAAGTCTTTTACAGCAACTGTAATATCGTCGGTAGTTGCTTTGCCAGCTACCTTGATTTGTGAGTTACCATAATCCAACTCAATAGGGTCATTAGATACAGTAGGTAGACCTGTGCTATCACAAGCCAATTCAATAATATCACCACTTGAAGAAGAAGTGTTATTAGAGAATTCACTTAAATCTACAATGAACCTAAAGTTGTTGGTACGTTGAACCTCATACGTTGAGTCCATAGACATGAAAGAGGCGTTTAATTGACTCATATCATATCCCCCTTATTAATTGAAACTAGCACTATAATTCATTATGTTGAAAGTCAAACTAATGAACTCAGCGGCTTTAATAGGTTTAACGTAAATACTAATAGGCATACGATTATTTTCATAGTCTTGTGCAGTTGCTTCCAACTCAATCTTATAATCGTACAAACCACCATTATTTTTAGCATTAATCAAAACTGGTTCTACAAGAGTTTTCCATCTTTCCCATGTAGCATCATAGTTTTGCTCGAATACAAAGTACCTAGACTTCGCTGCGATACTACGTTCCAAGAAACTCATCAACCTACGTACATTAACCCTATCTAATGCAGTTGGTTGACGCTGTAAAGTTTTGTTACCCCAGATAACAATACCTTGACCAATGAAATTAGTGATACAGTTTACTACATTCCTATGACCATATAAAGCATCACGCTCACCTTGTGTAGGAGAATACTCAGTTGAAATCGCTTTGGTAATCCTACCACGATTTAAACCAGCAGGTGCTAACCAAGGGAAACCTACTTTATCATTATATGCATATTGACCAGCTACAAAACCACTAGGTGGTAGCCAAATGTTTTTATTAGTGAAGTTATCACTAATTTGTAACCACGGCCAATATAAAGCACCATAAGAAGTATCTAAACCATTTTGATTAGTATAAGAACCTTTACCATTAGACCAATTAATCATTTCTTGTACACTCATACCAAAAGGTGGGTCTACAAGGAAAATGGAATCCGCACGGTTCTCTACAATACTCAAACCAGCTTTAATAACACTAGCATCACTCCAACCACTAGCTGTCAATACATCAATAGTAACAGTCTCAGGGTTAGAGAAACTTTGTAACCCACCACCAGAAACGTCACCAATGATATCACTAGCAGTAATTCCAAGAATACCATCATCGCCACCACTGAAGATTAATGTATCTTCATGATATGTAACAGATGAGTCAGTATCAACTTTAGCATTCACACGAATAGAACCATTATTAATAATAGTCTCAACAAATCGTGGAGATTTAGGGTCTAGAGATAGTGTACTGAATTGCTCAACCACATTACCATTCTCATCTACGATGCGAACATTAAATGTTTGAGTGAACTCTTCAATAGCACTAAAAATAGCTGAACAACCATTTAATTTAGAATCAAAATATTTTGATTCTAAGAGTACTTTATTTGTACCCTTTTTGCCAGCGTGTGCATTAGAACCAGTGTTACCACCTTTTACAGCGTCGCCTAACACAAAGTCTTTTGCCTCGATACTACCAGTAGTCTGTAATTCAACACGAATCAATTTTGACTTAGCATTAATTACAGCTTCTACAAAGTTTTCCTCTGAGGAAGTCAAAGTCAAGTCTTCAAACTTTTCTTTCTCTACATCCTGTGAATCTTTAACAGTAACTGTAAATTTACCACCAGTCAATGCAGATTGAGTGATTTTAAGACCATTACTAGCCTCACCAATTACAGCGGAACGATAAAGAACTTTATCAGTACCAATCTTACCAGAAGTAGCTTTTGTGCCACCACGTACAACACGAGTATAAATTACTTGACTAGCATGAGTTAATGCCATTAAAGCACTATATAACCCATATTCACCTTCAACAGGTTCGCCAAAAGTTTTAATTAACTCTTGTTGTGAAGAAATCAAAGTAGGTACACCAACAGGACCGAACCTAGCACCACCTACCATACCGATAATACAAGTAGAGGAGTCTGTAGTATATTGACTTTTGTCAACCTCGTTCATGTATACACCTGGACTTAACATTGTTAGTGTAGCCATTCAAATCCTCCCCAAAAATTTGGATAATTTATAATATATTATAAGTTATTCACTTTACCCATCTTTTGTACATAGAATATTTCTTTAGTATATACAGATATTTATTGTTAATGTTTTCAAGTACTATATATAAAAAGCTATACACTTATATTGTGTATAGCTTTACCTACCATTATTTAATATTATCAACATTATAATGGAAATCATGACACAAATTTCCATCTTGAATTCCACTGACTAATGAATTATATAGCCTAAGTAGTTTATCAAACTCACTCTTATAAACGACATCAAAAGAACTAACCACAGTATCATTAACCGTTTCATCTACTGTCAAAACTTTAGATAATATATCAGCATCATGTAACTCCACTACGTCTTGCTGATAGTATTCAACATACTTTTCCATAATTTAATCCACTTTAAATTAAATTTTTAAGTGGTTATTTGGTGATTCCTCATTCGCTAATTTTAATTCATCCCTAGTCCTAACACCAGGACTAATACCATCTGTATTGAAATCTTGACTAGAAGAATTATTAGAGCCATTATTAGGTTTAATCTTATCTAAATCGTTTTCGTCTAAAGGTAAATCATGGATATCAATAACAACCTTATCAATCTCAAATGCTTTATCTACCCTATAAATATATGCGTGGTCAATATTAATTGTAATTGATTTACGATAAAAACGATTTGTCTCAGCAAAACCACTTACATCCGTATTATCGCTTACACCATCTTCTAATGCTAATTGAAATTCTTGTACATGGTCACCAATATCCATGAATTGAACTCTTAGATATGGTCTTTCAGAAAACTCCATTAACAATTCAGATATAAGACCATCACATACATCACGTTTAGTAGCATATACATCTATTTGATACTGTAGCATTACAGGTAATGAGTGTACCATAACTCTTTTACCCCTAAATTCTACACCTTCTTCATCCCTAGCCTTCTGATTCGTCCAACCACGTCGTACTTGACTATCATTATAAAACTCATAATTGACAGAGAAATCAGGAAGTCTACTAATACCTATAAAAGGCATTACTACTTTTCCTTGATGTTCCCTAGCATTTGTTATGAACTGTTCATCTACATCTGCGAAGAACACTTCATCATATAAGCTATGTATCCTATCATACATAGCTAAATCGTATTGATATAAAGGACTATGCATATATTATCTATTTTCCCATCTAATATCAAAATCGTCATATTTATTAACAAACTTCATGAAGTTCTCATGCAACATACCACTAAATGTAGTAAAACTTTCTTTCTGATAAGATTCATCTACCTCAAATCTGAAACCCTTTTTACCTATAGTGGAATAGTAGTCACCAACAATACCAACACGGAATTTACCTAACTTGTCTTTTTCACCTTTATTGCTACCATAAGTATATAAAAGATATGCATTTCCTTCTAAGTCTATAAACAAAATAGAATCTTGCTCATACTTTTCACCTAAGCGTTTAAACACTTTGAGCATATCTTTTTCATCTTTACCATAGACAACAAAAGAGTTCTCTTTCTTAGTATCCCCTGTCTCTTCATCTTTATAACTACCAACGACTTTATTATAACCAAATCCAGCCAAACGGATATACTTTTCTAACTCTTTTCTACGTTTACTGTTTTCAGATTTATCCAATACTTGTCTATCAGACGTAATAAATACAATAAAGTCTTTACCGATATGTTGAAATAATCTACCTAAACTAGCTTCATTGATAGTTGATATATTTTTTAATTCTTCTAAAATTAAACCATGCTTATCCATTTAAAGTACCTCCATTAATTAACACAATCCTACATCCTTAGTATACCATGTAAACATATAAATGTAAAGTTTTGTTAAGTAGTTACCTTCTACCCCTAGAAGATTTTAAAACCTTCTTATTCCTAAGATATAGATAAGGTACTCTATTGTTTTTAATCCTATCTAACTCTTTTAAATACATCTTATAATACCTAGATATATGTTTAGAGATATAACTAGCTATTGGTCTAAATAAAGGACGAGGTGGCATAGTTTTTTTACCATTTATAGTATTCCTATTTGTACCGTATTCAACATATCTAGCAATCATATTCACTTGTACACCACTATTTGGATATACTTGTTTTTGTTGGAAACCTACAGCTATAAAGTTATTAAACTTCTTAAATATAGTTATATTATTTTTAAGAAACCCAGTAGCTTCCCATGTATTTAAGGAAAAACCCACCCTCTTCTTATATGTTAAATAAGACACGGAAAGCGGCGCCCATTTAGTGCCTTTATACCTCTGAGTATCTATTGCACGTTCAAATTCCTTAGCAAGAGTTACAGCCATAAAGATTAGGAAGTCCATATAATACTGACTTCCTAATTCTTTCTGTATTCTCTTAGAACCTAACTTAAACATATGCTGAGAAACAGTTATATAGATACCATCTATATGCTCCATCTCAACAACACTTCTCAGTATCTTCATTTGATACCTCAATTAAAAATTCTGCTTACGTACCACCATAGAGCCACCACGTACAGCTTTTACTTTATTATCAAAGTCTTTTCTGAAATCATCTTGACTCAAGTAATTTTTAGGAGCATTAGGGTCTACTTCATTCCTACCAGTTACAACCATCACTTTACGATATACTTTATCAGGCACAACAAACTTAGTGCCTTTCTTTTCTAATGCAATAACCCTATTTTGCTCTAATGCTTTCTTTTCTTCTGCAGATAACTCTTTTGCATTAGCACCAGAACTAAATACAATCCATGCATAATCACAGAATTTAGCACCTTGACCTTCTAAGAAACTAAATACAGATGATTTTACATTGTTATGTGTAGAATGGAATATTGTATCAGGTACAACCCTATCACGACTCATATTCCTAATAAAAGCTTCTTCCCTATTAGCAACCACCCATACTAAATAAACTTTATAACCAATCGTCTTACACATTTTAGCAATATTTGTAATCTTAGATTCTTCATCACCAGTAATATCAAAAATAATATTAGGTAATTTATCTGACATTACAGATTTAAAGAAAGTCTCTTCCCTTTTATCTTTAAGTTTTAAATCTTTTACTTTTTGATGTAACAAAGATACGTCTTCAGGGTTTTTAAAGTTATAATCACCATTACGTTCATCATCAAAGATACCACTCTTAGCACCTTTAACATACAACTGTTTCAATTCATCAACGTCAAAAGTCTTGCCTTGTAACATAATTACATTTTTTAAAGCAAAACCCTTCCCGCTCCCTGCTCCGCCAGCCATAATAACAGCATGACCAAAGTTAGGATTCACTTTACCATCAAACGTAACTACCTTAGCTTCATTGATTGTATCATTATTTAATTGACTTCGTAAAGATTCTACGATTAAGTCACTACTATATTTCATAATTAAAAATTAACCTCAATTTACATTAAATCTACCACCACGAACCTTATCGCTACTCTTTGTATTTTTATCTTTCTTAGGTACTTTATAATCTTCTATGATATCATAATTATCAATATACTTTTTACCTTCTACAGAACCAAATGTCGTAGACATATTATCCTCAGCCTCAGTATACCCTACATTATTGCTTTCTGTATTAGCAAAATTAATACTATCTGCAGAACCTTCTGTGTCGTCATTATCAACTATTTGATTAACATAAGAATCGTGTTCATATGTCCTAAAGTCAGAGGACTTTTCATAATCAGAACTATATCCATCTTCTAACTGTTTAGTCATATACTCTGTATGCCTAGGTCTAACCTCACTACGTTTTAAGAAATGCTCACCATTCAATTCAATCATAGTGAAATCATTCATACGCTCAGGTGCTAATTTACATACCCAATACACACCATACACACTATCCATCTTCTTATCAGTAACCCTAAAGTCTGCAGTATTAATACCACCAAAGTAATATAACCTAATAATAGAATTTTCTTTGACATCTAACAGTTCTTTAGTCATCCAATCTTTATACATTGGTAAATAGACTAATTCAGGACGTTCATCATCCTCTGTATACCACCCAAGATTTTTTAACGCCTTAACCTTAGGAGCATCATCAAAGATAACAGGTAAACGAATTGCATCGTCCCACATGAGATTTAAGTCTTGATTGAAATCTTGCTTTTCATACTTACAATTATAAAAATCTACCGTAATCCCAGTATGTAAAGCTGACTCCCAAAACATTCTCCTTTGTAATTCTATGTCTTCATTGACAATAACAGGGTTATTTACACTATGCTGTCTCTCTAACTGATATCGCCAATCTTTACCATATTCGTCAGCCATACACCTACTACCTATATGATACTAACATAAATTCCTTAACAGTACTGAAACCTTTAGCATTCCCTGTGCTTTTAGCAAGTTTAGCATCTAAATCTTTATTTTTTAATACCTCATCAAATAATGTAGTAATAACTTTCTCAGCTACAGATTTGAAATCAGTTGAAACAAATTGTAAATCTTTAACTGCAGTTATATCACATTTAACTTTGAAAGGTTTAAATGTATTTAACGTAGTTACAGGTGCATCTAATTCTTGTACTATAATTTGTTTAGCAGTAATAGTTGTCGTACCATTTGTTTTATCTTCTGATGTAAACGTACCATCACATCTTACAATAAGATTAAGTCTAGCATCTAAATCATGATTTTCAACATAATACTCTACATCTAAAGTATAAGTACCATCCTTAATCTTATGAACCCTAAACCCTGTCTCTACATTGTAGAATTTACCACCTAAAACCCTTTTTAAAGGAGTAAATGTTTTGCTATTACCAATCTTACGTAAATCACCCATGACTGTCTCGCTAACAACGTTCTTTACACCCTCTAAAATAGAGTCATATTTTGTTTTCTTAGTCAAAATTACCATTTATACCACCATATACTATGAATATAATATCTATTAAAATCATATTCTATATATAATTCTTTATGACATAAGAAAAAGAGATACTAAACGTAGTATCTCTTTAAGCTATATTACATATTATTAAGATATAAGTTATATACACCTAACCCTAAGTCAGAATCAGATTTAAAACCATACACACTTTTAACAATATCATTATTATGTTTAAGAAGAGCAACTAAATCTACAGGAGTATCATTTTGTAGACTATTTACAGTAACACCATTCTGAATATAGTTATTTATTAACTTAGAAATATTTTTAAAACTGTCCCTAAGTGACTCTTTACTATCTTC